ATCAAGTCCAAGCAGACGTCCGTCAGCGGCGATACGACGGCAAGCCGGGGCGCCGCGTTCGAACTGAACGAGGACGCGCTGCTGCTGTTCTCGCCGAAGACACGCGCGAACGTCAACGACGTGGTGAGAGCCGCGGGTCTCACGCTGCGCGTGGTCTCGAAGTCACCGCAATACGACCTCGGTGGCCGGATCGACCACTACGAGGTCCGCCTGAACGTGTGGAGTGCCCCATGAACCTGCTTCCCTTTGCACAGCGCCTTGAGGACGCCGGTCTCGGCGTGCAGGGCAAGTCGATTTTCATCGACCAGATGCCGATGACGGTGACGACGGCCGTGATGCTGCGCAACCCGCTTTCCGGCGTGCCGATCAACAACTACCTGCCAGGGTTCTACCGGGCGCGCTTCCAGGTGATCGCGCGCGCCCCCACCTACGACGCGGGGCAGGCACTGATGCGCCAGGTCATCGCGACGCTGCGCGTGCCCGCAGAAACCATGATCGACACCGCGAAGATCAACTACTGCCGGCCACTCACGCTGCCGGTTCCGTATCCGCTATCGAGCGCGAACCTGATCGAATGGAGCGTGAACTTCGAAATCTGCTTCGTGAGTGATGAGGAGCTGGCATGAGCATCACGATCGAGGAGAGCGGGAGCCTGAGTGCGCTCATTCAGCAGGTAGGCGCAAGGGCGGTGCGCGGCGTCTACGCGCAAATGAAGGTCGAGGCGGAGAAGGTCGCACAGAAGGCGCGCGAGTTCGCTCCGGTCGATGAGGGTAATCTTGAGCAGGCAATCAAGGTGCGCGAGGCGGGCGGTGGGCGCAACGAGCTGGGCCAGTTCGAGCGCAAGAGCGTCGAGGTCTACGTGGACGCGCAGATGCCGGTGCCTGAGCGTCCCGGCAAGACAGTGGGCGACTACGCCTACGAGATGCACGAGCACCTGACGCCCGCCGGCCCCCTGCAGCTTGGTCCGAAGTCCGAAGCGAAGAACGCAGGCTCCGGGCAGGTCGGAGGCAAATACATGGAACGGGCAGCCGACGCAGTCGCGGCGGAAATCCTCAACTCGCTCACCGACGCGGCCATCAAGGCGGTCGGCTAGTGACTCGGCAGGACGCCTGTGGTATAGTCGCGCGATAGTCAAAACTGACTATCCAAACCTCTTTGCAAAGGAGTTTAGAGTGGCAAGCGATACCAAGAACGTAAAGTTGGGTGTCTGCTCGGTTTTCTTTGACGGCGTGGATCTGGGCTACACCCAGGGCGGCGTTCAAGTGACCGTGAAGACCGACACCCACAAGGTGAACGTCGACCAGTTCGGCAAGACGACCATCAACGAAATCATCATGCAGCGCGACGTGTCGGTGAAGGTGCCGCTCGCGGAAACGACGCTGGAAAACATGGTGAACATCATGCCGGGCGCAACGCTCGTGACCGATGGCACGACCCAGGCCAAGAGCGTGGAAGTGTCGGTCGGCATCGGCGTGGACCTGCTCTCGATTGCCAAGGAGCTGCGTCTGCACCCGATCGCGAAGGCCCCCACCGACTACTCGGAAGACTTCGTGATTCCGCTGGCAGCAACGGCCGGCGGTCTCGATTTCGCCTACGAGGTCGAGAAGGAGCGGATCTTCAACGTGGACTTCACGGGCTACCCGGACCCGGTCACGCAGAAGCTGTTCAAGGTCGGCGCGGCACCCGTCGCGCCGTAAGTAGCGTTACAGTCAAAACTGACTATACAAGCCCCGCTGACTGAAGCGGGGCTGTCCCACTCTTGAGGAGTATGCACATGGCAAAGATTCTGAATCTGGACGCACTGAGCGGTCAGGACAAGCGCGAACTGGTTCTCGGCGGCAAGACGTATGAAGTGCCGGCCCTGACGGTCGCCAACTTCATCGAGACGGCGCGCATCGCCCAAAAGCTCGCGGACGACCCGAGCGCGACCGTTGCCGATCAGGTGGACGCAGCGGTGGACATGATCGTGCGCAGCGTGCCTGAAGTCTCGCGCGAGACGCTGACGGCCTGCTCGCTGGAGCAACTGAACACCATCACCGCCTTCATTCGCGGCGACGACGTCGAGAAAGCTGAGACCGCCGCTGCTGCTGCTGCCGCCGCCAGCGAGACCGACGAGGGCGCCTCGGGAAACTGACGCAGCCGGCACTCGAGGAGCTCGATTTCGGGTTCCTCTTTTGCCGGGTCGCGCACTTCTACGGCTACGACGACGATCGGATTCTCGGCTGGACGATGAAGCGCTTCTGGCTGTTTCACGAGAACGTCGATCGGATCTCGGCGCAAAAGGATATGCGGACCCTGACGGTGTCGGCCAGCTCCCAGAGTTCCGAAGGTGCGACCGCCTACCGCAAGCAGCTCATTGTCGAGATTGGAAACATCGCGAAGATGAGCGCCCCGGCGATAGCGGCCCAGAGTGCAGAGCGAGATGAGGGAGGCATTCACTTACTCAAGCAGATGGCTGGACAAACCATAGGGTCGAGGATTTAGAAGATGAGCATCGGTGGCGAGATCAAGGTTGTCCTCACGCTGGACGACAGTGGCTTTACCCTCAAGACGCAACGCGCCAAGGAGCAGTCCGACGCGCTCAGTGCGGGCCTGAAGGGTCTTCAGTCCACGGCGACCGGCGTCGAGGCGCCGATGCAGGATCTCGCCAAGACGATGGAAGGCATCGCGTCGTCGCTGGGCGATTTTGCCAAGACCACCAAGCAGGCTGATGCCTCCGTCAGCCCGCTTGGCAAGAGCGTCACCGCTGCCGCCGAAGCGATCTCGAACCTGTCGTCCGGCCTTGCCCAGGCAGCGAGCACTGCTGCGCAGGCGCAGAAGTCCATCCAGGGTGTCGGCGATGCAGCGGCGCCTGCCGCCAGAAACACCGAAGCCGCAGCGGCCGCTGCCAGCACCCTGGCCGCGAGCTACGACAAGACCGTGCCCGCGCTGCTGCGTGCGCGCACCGGTCTGACCGACGCCGGCAATGCTGCAACGAAGTCCGCGGCGGAACTGAACACCGCGACTGCCTCGATGGCTGCATCGGGCAACAAGGCGGTCGCCGCCCTGCTGCAGACCCCGAACGCTGCCATGAAGGCGGCGCTTGCGAACAACCAGCTTGCCGCATCGGCGAAGAACGCCGCGGGCGCGAAGAATACCCAGTCGGCTGCCGCCACCAGAGCGACGCAGTCGAACGCTGCGCTCACCAAGGCCATCACGTCGCTTGAGACGACGATCGCCAAGCTCTCGGGCACGGTGATCCAGCTCGTCAAGGCGAACAACAATCTCGCTGTCTCGACCGACAAGAACACGGTCGCCACTGACGCACTTAACCGCGTCACCCAGGCCAACACCAGCGTCACTGCCGCCCAGAGCAACGCGATGAGCGCGGCCGGGCGCAACATGACGACCGTGCGTGGTCAGGCCGACGCGCTGACCGATTCGCTTAAGGGCATGGCGCAGATGTGGGCCGCCCTGAAGATCGAGAACGGTCTGAAGGCAAGCGTTGGTGATGCGGCTGAGATGCAGCAGCAGCGCACGATCGTGGAGTCGCTGAACCTGCCGGGCGGTCAGACGCAGGAGTTCTTCGACAAGGCGTTCGATCTGGCGAAGACCAACCAGTTTCTGTCGCAACTCGACGCGGTGAAGTCGCGCATGTCGGCGATTGCCTCCGTGGGCGAGAACAACGTCGGCGTGATCGACGCGACGCTCCAGACGGCAGTGCGTGCGGCCAACAACCTGCAGTCGCTGGGCATGGCGCACGGCGACATGCAATCGACGATCCGCAACCTCTACGGCGTGGTGGAAACGCGTCAGCAGGTCAATGACCCGGAAGCGGCCAAGCGCACGTTCAACCTGCTCCAGCAGGTCTCGACCTCCACCGGTGGCAAGGTCCAGATCCAGGACGCGGAAACGGTGCTGCGTCAGATGGGCACGGGCGCTGCACGCCTGAGCGATGACGGCCTGATCAACCTCATGGCAGTGGTCGACCAGTTCAAGGTCGCCGGCGGTGAGGGCGGGGGCGGTGCCGGTGTGTCGCGCGTGGGCACGGCCTACAAGATGTTCCAGCAATACGCGCTGGGCAAGCAGATGACCGACCAGGCGGTGCAGATTTTCGCGGGCTCGGGGCTGCTGAACACAGGCGCGATCGACTTTGGCGCCGATCCGAAACAGGTGCGCTTCCAGGCGAAGCACGCGGGTCTGGTGGACGGCGATCTGGCTGCGGAAGACCCGGTCAAGTGGTTGCAGAAGCACTACGACGAGCTGCTGTCCTTCACCCAGAAGAAGCAGAACCAGAACAAGTATTACCAGGGCAAGGACATTAACGACCCGCAGGCACAGGGCGTCGCGATCGCCAAGGTGCTGGTGGGCCTGGGCGTCACGACCACTGCGTCGCAGGCTATGTCCACCGCAATGGACCCGGCTTCGGCCAACCGGATCAACGCGCAGCGCGAGACCATCAAGGGTTCGAAAAACATTGACGAGGTCAACGACCAGTTGATGAAGCAGTATTCGGGCGCCGTGAAGGAGTTCAAGGCG